CGAAGATGTGCTCCACCGGGCAAGGCACCTGCTCGCAATCGAGCATGGCACCTTCAAGCCGTTCGATCTTTTCAACCTCGGCTAGCGCGTGAGATTCGGCAACGGTCAGCATTAGCCCTTACTCGATGGTGGCGACTCGTCGTCTTCATCTTCGCCGCAAGATTCCCAGGCTTGGCAAACTTGCGCGGCGTGCGTCACGAAGCCGAACTTCTCGCAAAACATTCTAGGGCCGGCGTTCGCATCGCTCGCGTCGCGCGGGAACGAAGCCGCCTTCGCAAGCGTGTTCGGGTCAATCTTGTGATATTCTTCGCAGTTCATGCAGCAATGGTTTCGAGCATCTTCCGAAGAGGTTTCCCAAACGAGCGCAAGAGAATCGTAAAACGGCGCATTCCCCCCGGCGTCGGCGCTGCAAACCGCCGGGCCAAAGTGCCAGTCCTTCGCTACCTTGAGCCGGATCTTCTTGTTCTCCGACGCCGTAACGAACGACTTTTCGTAGGGAATTCCCATTTCAAAAACAAATGGTGAGCGCATCATCCTGTGATTTCCCGTCCGGTGGCTGAGATGGTCAAAGCGGTTGCAGTACCCGCGATCGTCGAGATGAATCCGCCGGATTCAAGCGATTGCCCAACCAGCTCGGGGCAAAGATAGCACTCGCCGGGGGCGATGGAACGAAGATTCACGATTAGGTTTGACGTTACCGCTGCGCCGCCGGAAGGCACGAGATTTGCCGAGAATGTGACGTTTCCGGCGTTTGTGTTCGTCACGGTAAACTTGTCAATGATGGTTTTGCAATTGACTGCCGTGTATTGCGTCGTTTGAACAACTTCCGCTTGCTTGCGCGGAATGATATTGACGATGGTTACGCTCATGAAAGCCTCACGTTGAAATATTGTCTACGGTTAGAATCATCGATGGGATTGCAGGCACGACGCCCGCGGCGGCAATCGCCTGAAGCCTCGACGCTGTGTCGTCTGCCGCCCAAACGATTTCGAAATAGTTGCCGGCGTTGAGACTTACAAGGAAGTTCCAAGCAGCGATGGCTTCCGCGTTGTTGCCTTTGATTCGAACTTGACTGGCGCTGTCGGAGACATTTGCCCCGTTAATCCGAAGCCATATCCAAATGATGCCATCGGTCGAAGCCGTGCGGTCAATCTGCGCTGAAAACTGAATGTTGTAGATTCCGCCCGTGTCCACGTAGACGCGGCTTGTCGGCGCACCGAGATAAACGCCTAGCGATAGGTCCGTCGCTCCAAGAACAATTGGGTACGCCGTGTTTGCAACCGCCGCCGTTTGCGTGGTCGAATCGTGAAACGCTCCGTAACGCCCGCTCCGCCCATAGCCGTTGCCGATTCCGCCTGACTGAGCAGGGGCAAGCGCGAGCAGCTCTACGGCGTCAGAAAGGCGGTCTAGCGAGGCGAGCGCCTGCGTTGCCTTAGCATCTGCCGTCCCTGCATTGATAGCCCCGTCACGAGCCGTCTGGAGCGCCAGCCCGATGGCTTCTCCCGCTGCGGCCATTGCGGTCTCGCCTTCGGCACCGAGCACCGTTGCGGCAGCGTTGTTAAGCGTGTTGACCGCAGCAACGAGCTTTTCAATCTCGCGAATCGTTCGCGAATCGCTTGCAAATGCAGCGATTTCGGGTCGAGTGAGGCGAAGGAACGGCGGGGGCATTAATAGGCCAATTGTTCAAGCTGCGCCTCAAGCACGGCGGGGGAAATCTGCGCATCGCTCGTGCCGCTAAAGCGCTGAATGCGCCAGCGCCGCATCATGCCGTTGCGCAGCCACACGAGTCGCTTTGCCCGGTCGCCTCGTTCGCCGACGCTAATCGGGTGCTCTTGCCCCCAGGTTTGCCCGTCAAGGCTGTAGGCGGTCGAGATGTTGGGATTCGTGCCCGGTTTTGCGCGACCCGCAAGCGAGACAAGCTCTAGGCGGTTGAAAATCGCTCCCGCGGCTGCGTTGTAGATGATGGCCGTCGAGAACTCCCATCGAACCTGCGCGCCGTAGTGCGAAGAGACGGAATAATCGAGATAGCCGAATAAAGTGCTCGTCGGGTCTGCCGTGTTCCATCTGTCGTAAGCCCATACCATGTTTCGCGCACGGTATTTTTCAAACCCAACGACGCTGCTCGTCAGCGTGTGCCACACCTGAGCACCCGCGCGCTGCGAGGCGTCGAGGTCGTAAACCAGCGTGCGATCGGGAAGGTGGATGTAAAGGAATTGATGCGTCTTGTCGTTGCGCGTCTCGCAAACGATTGTTGCTAGCTGCGTCTCGGTGTACGTTTGCAAAAGCATATCAATATCTTGCGTGGAAATACGTTTTAGCGTTCCGTTTACCGCAAGATAAACCGCAGGTGATTCGTTTGCCCCTGAGCCGACGAAGGCAACAAACTCGTTAAAGATGCAAGCGGCGTGGGTGCCAAATGCGCCTTTTTGAATCTGCGCGCCTTCAACGCGCTGAAACGGGAAACTTTTGTCTGAGCCCGTGTTGGCAAAAAGCTCGATGGTGTTTCGTCCGATGGCATAGACTTCGTTTCGGAAACGAAGAACGCCTTCGATTGGGTCGGGCGATGCCTCGGCGCTAGCGTATGCGTCCGGAAACACTTGCAGAGGGTCATTTAGCTGCGTGACGACGAGGCTAGTGCCGTCCGTTGTCATGAAGTAGCCTTCAATCCAGCAAAAATCAAGCACGTGTCCCAGCGCCTCGGGAATTACTTGCGTTAGTTTCCCGTCCCAATAAAAAAGATTTCCTCCGCTGGCGATGGCGAGGCGATCAAAGCTGTAATCAAGCGTGACTTGACCGCCTGCGCCAACGTCGCCAAGAACGTTAACGAGCCCCGAAGGGTCAATCATAACGAGCTTTGTACCCATAACGCGGTACATCGTCCCGTTCCAATTGATTCCCCCTCGGTCGATTCCTGGTCCTGTGCCGTTCTGGATAATCCCTTCCGCTGGGCGAAGATACCCCGAACTAAGCCCGGATTCCTTCGGAACGGGCACCATGTTAACAGGGTACGCGTTGCGAATATCCGGACCGTTGTCGGTGTAAATTCCCGAGAGGATGGGGATTTTCATTTAGACTTTAGCCTTGAATTGTTCTACGATTTTTGTGAGTTCTTCAGCTTTGGGAATGTTGACGGTAATCACGACGGCACCTCTTCGGCAGGTGCCCCCGCAACCGGCGCAACGTCGGGCACGATCTCGATGATCGTCAATCCGAGGCTTTCCGCACTGTAACGGTACAGATACTCGTCGTCGGTGCCCCACGCGGCGTAGGCGTCGCCGGATAGCGTGATGATGCCGAAGCCCGCTTGCGCGCCGTCAGCGTCGCGAAGGGTCCATCCAAATTGCGCCTCGCTCGACGGCCATACGGTGACGTTTGCGATGAAGAGAGTAACGGCGGGCTTTGGAAATGCGGGAACGGGTTGGATGGTAGCGTGCATGGTGAGCTTTCAGAGACCGGCGGTCTCATAGGTGACGGTGATAACCTTGTCCACGGAGCTGGACGAAACTGCGCTTGACGTTGTGACGGTGCCCGTCGTGGAACTAGTGGAAGCGACAACGCACGCGCCGTTACCCAGCGCGGTGCCTCCGCTGTTAACGGCTGCGCCAGCGGCGATACGAAGGGGCGTGAGCAGTGGCGGGGTCGCGATGGTCGCGCCACCGGTCGCGCTCGACGTGCCGCCAGTAAAGATGGTGTGAAGCGTGACCGTGCGGCCCACGAGCGTCCAGTACTGCGTGGCGGTAACGTAGGTCCATCCAGAGAGATCGCCCGCTGCGAGCACGCGGGTTCCCTCGCGGTAAGAGTCCAGCGTATTCGGGTCGGTGTTGCCGGGGGTCGTGGCGAGCTTGATGCCTTGGTTTGTGCCGGCCGCTTGGATACTTACGCCGCTTGCTGTGCCAAGAATAAAGTTTCCGGTTGCGTCCATGGTCACGCGAGCAGTACCGCCCGTGGCCAGCGATACCGTCGAGCCGTTCAAAACGAGCGGCTGATACGAGCCAACAAGCGTGCTGTCCACGCCGTCGATCTGCACCAGCGATGCCGTTGTTTGGATGCGAAGGCCCTTTGTGGTGCCTGCGAGCGCGAACGGGTACGGGCTGCCGTCCGGCGTGACGATGTGGAGCTTAGCACCCGGACTCGCCGTGCCGATGCCGACGTTTCCGCCCGCGGGTTGCAGCACCAACGGGTAAGATGCGCTGTTCATTTGCAGGTACATGCCGTACGGTACATCCGAAAATGAGCCGACGAACAGTTTGTTTGTTACCGATCCTTCGACTCTCAAAATGCCGGCGCTGGCCGTCGTTGTCCCTGCGGCGGTCGTCGACGTTCCGAAGACGTGCAG